AAGCAGACATTCCGTATGATCCAGCACCCCATCCAGTGCCTTCCAAAAAGTCATTCAATCCTGTATTGATCTGATAGGCACCAACCGTAGAACTACCGCCATTACCCGTATCACTACTATTTGCTGTGACTGTGGTTCCGCTCGTATCTTTAGCAGTAAACTCATAAGTGTTTACAGTAGGCACAGAAGTTATCTGATACTCTTGATTTAACACAGCGGCAGTGATGTTCCCGCCTAACGAAGCGGCACTAGAGAATGTAACAAAGTCGTTTACTACAGCACCATGAGATGTGTCTGTAGCAGTGATCGTGCTTGATCCGTTAGTGGCAGCAAATGTCACATCACCAGCGGATGTTGTGGATCTGATCGGGGTAATATCGTTGAAGCTGTTACCCTCTACCACATAAAACTTTAGGTTAGTGCCAAGGCCAATATACCTAATTGACTCTAACGATGCCCAGTCATGTATTGATCGGCAAACGCCTAAAAATGATGTCTCAGAATATTTAACCCAACCGCCTATTTTTTCCGGCCTTCCTTGCCTGAACCTTATCTTGTCGGCATCAAACCAACCCGCATCAGCAGAGTATTCTGTTCCCTCTTTGTTTACACCGGGAGCAAACTTTATCTTGCTAAGTGGCATTTTTAAGCCCTACCTCTCGCGCCTCTTCTGCCTCTCCTCTTCTTGGGTTGTTGTTTTTTTCTTGTCTTTGGTTTTGTCTCAACCTGTTGCGTATTTGGCTTTGGAGGAGTAACTGCTTTAGGCGTTGCAGCTCTTCTTTTATCTGCTGCTGTAGAAACATCTGGTATTTCTTTAGTTCTTGTTGGAATAGCTTGAGTTATAGGCTTTCTACCCTTTCTTGGTGTAGGCAAGACAACCTTTGGCTCTGGCTTTATTTCTGCCACTCTTCTTCTAATCGCATCAAGATCTATCTCTGGAATAACTGCTGGAGTTGGCTTCTTTGCCACATTAACAGGAGTAGGTGGAGGCTTTGGAAGCGGGGGAGGTCTTCTAATCGGAAGAGGTGGTGGTGGCGGCGCATCAACAACAACCGGCCTAGCAACTGAAGGAGCAGCCACAGGAGGTGGCGGTGGCATTGGTGGCCTAACCACTGGTGGCGGTGGAGGGGGGATATTTAGAGACCCCTCTCTACCAAGGGCATTCACACCTATTGGAATCATGGGTTCTTGTAACGCAGGAATATCTGGAACTCTAATAGGGCTTGGCCTGACAGGGGCCATAGGTATTCCTACCATTTCTTCTGTGTTTCTTTTAGTTATCATTGGAGGCGGTGGAGGTATTACCCCACGACCCGCAGCATCTGGCCTACCAACACCGATCAAAGATCCTATACCAGACTCATCTATAGGCACTTGAGGTATAAAGTCTATACCCGGAACAGGAGAAGAAATACCACCAGTAGAAACTACAGCGGGTTCAACTACCATAGGTGGCTCTACAGGTGCTATCGCTACACCACCAACAGGAAGAACGCCTCCCGGCCCACCTTTATCACCACCCATGCCAGTTGATGGCCTTATAGATGCGGCAATCTCCTCTTGCGTAGGCATCACTACTTCACCAGAAGCGATCTTTGCAGCAGCCTCCTCAGCGGCTTTTTTAGCAGCTTCTTCTTGAGCTTTCTTTTCAGCAGCGGCAGCGGCATCAGCATCTGCTTTTGCCTTAGCTTCCGCTTCAGCAGCAGCGGCCTGTTCTTGGGCGATCCTCTCCGCTTCAGCAGCAGCGGCTGCTTGTTCAGCAGCTATCCTAGCAGCCTCTTGCTCTTGAGCTATTCTTGCAGCCTCGGCAGCCTGTTCAGCGGCTATACGATCTGCCTCTGCTTTTGCGGCAGCTTCAGCGGCAGCTTTTTCTTCAGCTTGCCTTAATAACTCAGCTTGTCTTGCTTGTTCAGCAACCCTAGCTTCTTCAGCAATTCTTGCTTCTTCGGCTTGCCTAGCAAGCTCTGCTTGATTCGCTCTGTAATCAGATGCAGCTTGAGTTACATCTCCAGCAGTGAAGGTTTGAAACGCTTGACCAGTAAAAGGATTAGTACCGGCAAGCGCATTTGTAGAAACAGGGGCTTGAGGAGAAAGGAACGCCCCTGCTTGGGGTGCCATCATAGGATTTTGCCCACCTAACAGCGAACCTATCCCAGAAGGAACCCCGTAATTAGGATTTCTTGATAAAGCTGGCATTCCCTGCATTTGACCGTAGCCAAAAGGGACAGGGGGAGGAGTATAGCTGGGCTGGGGTGTCAAATTTAACGGCCCAGCCATACCCATTGGGAGCTGATTTGGATCGCCTATAGCCATTATTACACATCCTCCCAAGGTTTGCCTTCAAAAAGAAGAGCTTCTGCCTCTCTTCTTCTAACAAGACCATCTAAAACTTTACCGCCAGCCATATTCCAACGCTTAATCTGCTCTGGAACACCTTTATAATTCCCATCGTTAAGCACTTTTAGCAATGTGCTTGAAGACAATGCGCCCCATCCCAAATTAAAAGTCCATGAAACAAGCGCATCAAACTGATTTTGCGTGAGATCAACCTCAACTAGCCTAGAAACCGCACCCTCAAAACTTTCCAGATCGTCTTTTAAAAACTCTTCTGCTTCTTCAGGAGTGCAAGTGTCACCCTCTTTGACATCTTTGGTATGACCATATCCTATTGTTTGAACCCCACCAGAACATATGTAAGAAGACAGCTCACAGCCTTCAAACTTTTTTATAAGAGCTATGCCTTCTTTGCTGGTTTCCATTCGTTTTTCCTTTTTTTCTGGAGTGGCCGTGAGTATGTTTAGTTGCGGTATACAGATTAACTTACTTAATCGTCTGTATGCGCTCCACATAGTCACTTTTCTCTGCTCACTCCTTGTACTTTTTCGTATGATCTCATAGCCCCAAGCCCCAACATACCCATCATTACTGGAACAAGTAGCGTTGTGTCTATTTCGGGCAGATCAATCCAAATGCCGATTATATTTGCCAATATCACATTGTAGAAAAGACCCAGCGCACACACCCATCCAATCGCTGGTCTCCACCCAGCAACAAACAAAGACTTGTGTGCTGCCTCAACTTTATTTACGTCTAACTGACCCTTAGCAAGCTCTTGTGCATGACGCTCTGCCATCGTCGCAATCTCATGTGCGAGAGCATTTTTTTGATCTTTATCCTCAATGACCTTATCAAGAATCTTCGTAGCTGGTTCAATTAGAGAGCTAAGTATACTCACGCCCAAACCTTGGTCTTCTTACCGCCATAATACTCAACGGCATGACCCGTTTTGATCATAAGCTTGCAAATATCTAAACCATTTTCTGAGTAAATGATCCCCAGTATTCTGCCAAACTTACCTCTACCCATAGAAGCCACTGTAAATGTGTTGCGGCATTGCTGCGTAAGAAACTCTTTAGCTGCCAAACCAAGCACTTTTTCAGCTTTGTTGCGGGTACGGGACTCTGGTGTATCTATGCCATACAATCTAACCCTTTGATTTCTAAGCCATACATCAAAGCCAAGGTCAATATCTATATCAATCGTGTCACCATCTACTACTTTTACCAAAGTGCATTTGTAGTTGTAGACTTCTTTTTCTTTTGGCACTACGGCCTCCTGCTCATATACGCAGTTGCACCGAAGTACAATCCAACAATAGAGGCTTGAGACAAAAACAACATATCACTCAGCGCAGCAAGAGTGTCAAGGCGACTGTCTGGGACAAAAGGAGCAAGAGGAAGCAAAGCAAAGCAGCACATAGAAGCCATCGCTGTCCATGCCATTTTTCTTTGGGAGTCGGCTTTTTCTTCTTGAAGCTCAAGCTGTAGCATCTCCGTATGTTTCGTTAACTCTTCGTCGGTAACTGTGCCATCGCCATCTGCGTCATACTCTGCGTATCTAGACTTTGGCTCCAGCTTTTTAGGAGTCATACAGTCACCAAAATATGCTGACCAGTAACTTTAGGTGTTGTGTAACTAAGCTGACCACTTTTATATGTGTACACCTTTGCATCGTATATTGTAGTAATGATCTCTTGTTTTGCGTTTGTCTCCCTGCCTTGCATACGTTCCATATCTATCTTTTGAATATGATGCTTTGGAACTTGCTGCACAGCATTCACACTGTTTGGGAACGGTGGTATTTCACTCATCGTCTTTCTTCCTGACGGGATCTCTAAATATATATTTACCCTTACCAGCTTCTGCTGAAGGGATTAAACGCACCTCACAATATCCGTCAAACTTGTTGGTCTTACTGCGTAACCAGTTATGAGTATGAACACTTTGATGAACCAGCGCATCACGATATTCTAGGCAGCTAGTTAGTTCTTGAAAATATAGCTCTGTGCCAGTTGGCACTCCCCCCGGCGTAAGCAACACTAATACGAAGATCATCAATGTCATAGTCTGCGCTTCTTCTTCAGGGCTTGAGTTCTTTCTGCTTGAGGCGCAACAAGCTCCCATGTCAACACATCTACATCAACTTGGTGGGCAGTGCCTAACACTCTTGGCATTGAGTTTCTCACGTAGATCATTGCCCCATAACCACACTGTTGAT